AAACTCTGCCATTAGCATCGACGTAAGCCACCGCGGGATCCCGTGCGACTTCATCGTTTGTAATAACTAATATATGGTTGGTGGCTGAAATACTGTTTTCCCAATACACTACTTCTGAACTTTCTGAAATAACAGCATCGCGAATTTCGTGATGAATATTTTCAATTGAGCGACCGCGGTCGCCAAACCATGGAGCAGTGAATGCTACAAATCCCATATTTTTAATTCCAATTTGATTTTCTCTTCCATATACTGCAGGCGAAAACTGGCTACCGTTAATAGTGTGCTCTGCAGAAAGTTTTAAGATTACTGAGCCATCTTCTTTTTGTAGCACATCCGTTATATTGGCTGCGAAATCGGTGAAGTGCTTTGATACCGGCGCTGTTTTTGCGTGTATTTTCACTATTTGCATATTTGGTATTAATCCCGACTCATTAACGGGTGTTGGGAAGAAATCTGCTGGGTATGTGAGGTGCCCAAACAATGCGATAACTAAAGGGTAGTCATTATTTTCTATTGCTTGATTGATTAAATCGATAATGACCGATCTAAGTTTAGAGTCGTAGGCGGTGGAATCCGCATCTGCCCACTCACCAGTAGTCATACCCGAAGGGATGGCGCCGCCGGCTGACGCTACCGAATCTTCTACATAGTCAATTATTTGGGGAAATGTGGCGGAGTGTTGTTCCCCCTCCGAGTTCAATGGGAGCGAGTATTCGGCAAAAAGATTCGTGTAAACTGCCATATGAGTATACACTTCAGACAGATCGGCTTCGCCCTGATTAAACACAAAATTAGTTACTATTTCTGTAAACTCACTTTCATACGACGGATCGGACATCGTAGAAGTGTTTTCACCGTAAAAGTATCTAATAGGTGATACTTTGTGTTGAGTGTAATCTGTCCACGCAGAAGTAGATAAGTCTGTGAATAAGTTTTCTGTGAATTCGGGAGCTATCCCGCATGCGTCTGTATTTGAATTTCTATCAAATAATGCCATTATAACTATAGCTAAATTATTAAAAGTTTCAAGATAGGCTGCCCCCTGATCAAAAGCGTAGTCTTGTTTCTGAACAGGTATATACATGGACGTCATTATTACTATTTTGTTGTCATGTATTTCTACACTCTCCATATAAGGCACAGGAAGCGGAGTGTTTATACTTTCTTCCCCCATTGAGGCGATAAATTGTTTTATGGACATATTTCTGGCTCCGTTACAGGACCGTAAAGGTCTACGTAGATATTTGAGTCTTCATTCGTCTCAGTACAGTCGAAATCTAAATCAACATAATAGCTTTCTCTATTAAAAATTTCCGCATTTTTGCATGCGATTTCAGGATCAATTTGATGATCTTTGAGCATATCAAAATAATACCCAACACTGGACGTTGTGTAGTTTAAATCAATATTTCTTATATCATCATCAATTGGATCAAATGCGTTCAATGACTCTTCCGTCATCATTGAGCCCATAATTCTTTGATGATCTTCTTTAAAGTATTTTCTCTTAAACGCATCTCTTTTTTCAAGATGAGAACCGCCCAATGAGGCTCCATCATCTTCAATTTCAAAAATTTCAATATCAAAGTTTTCAGTAAGCATGTCTGTGTTTAGTTCTTCAACATAAACTAACAAATCATCACTAATAAGTTCAATTATTTTATTGTCTCTGAATGTTCTGGTTCGAGAAATTGCTTTCCTAAGACTCTGCTCTCTCAGCTCAACGCCATAATTTGCGGCTGCTATTGTTTTTTCATAATTCAATTCGATATTTACTTGTGGTATTTTAATATCATTTTTGTGGTCCGACGGTTCTGTGCTGGTTATTTTTCCGTTCAGTGTTACTACCTTCCATCCGGGAGCAATTTGCTGCTCTCCATCTAGGTGAGCATCTCCGATCATAGACGTATAACGATAAGAATCTTTTTTAGGAGTTATCTGTATTGGGCTAACATCAACTTCAAAGTAATTTATATCAGAACCCTCTTGTGTAATTGGTGGATTTGTATTAGTCAAGACATCTTCGATATTCTCAAATAGCACCAAGCCTTCCATATATTGAGTATCTTTTTTAATTCTTTGCCCTATTTCACTTTGAGCCTCAGTTATTCCTGCATAATTTCCATCATAGATAATATTATCATCAAAAAAAGCATAGTAACTTGGCTGGAATGTTCCTAAAGACATCAAGTGTCGACCGTACGGTGTCAATTGTATATCAAAAACTTGTTCTTTTTTGTTTATAAATTTAGCCATCAGTAATTTCCTATATTATTACCACTGGGCGCCCCGGCGGTGGCCGCTGGTGCCGCGGCTTGTGTTGGTGCCGAAGACATCTGTGTTCGAGTGGCGGATACATTTGTATTTAGGACTTGCCCACTTGGAATTGTTGCAAGACTTTGCGTCGGAGATGCCGTATATGTAGCAGCACTAGCAGCAGTTATATTGCCTTCAGAACTAATTGAACCGCCGTAATTTACCGAGGTATTTTTACCCGAGTTTTCGGGTCTGTTATTAAAGAGTACCTCTGTGTCCATATTAATTGACTCGATTATGGAACAGAAATCATACGGCCAATTAAACTGCATTGGGCTATCATCATCCCTGCTGATTGTCTCCGAAGAGCCGGCTTGACGATTAACATAGTCATAGTAATCTGCCTGGGAACGTTGTTTTACTTTGAAAACCATCCATCTCATGTTCGTATTATTTAAAATGTCGCCGGCTTCTAAGGGATAGCCAGCAGATAACCTGTGTTCTGCGACTGCAGTTTTAAAGAATCCTTTCTCGTGGTTTCTCGGCATTAAATTTTGCCACATATACGATAAGTCATCTTTATCAAAGGTATAGCTAAATTCAAAGAAATACATCACAACCGGGGCGGCATTATCAGGATAGTTAATAAAGTCGAACTGCGGAGGCAAAATATATTTGTTCATTGTTTGCGTTTGTTTGTTGATAACTGCTGCAGCGTCTGGTGAGGTTGACTCGCCGGCGGCAGGTAGCCTAAACAAGTATTTTCCATTAAAGTTGCTGAATGTTTGCGAATCTTTTAAATTTTCGCTCGTAGATTCAACCACATAGGGAATCGCGACGATAGCTTCGTTTATAGTATGAGAGTCTTTCAGTTCTCCAATTCTAGAGTTTGTTTTGGTTTTCTTAAACCCGCACAGATCGCGAAGAGAGCCGACTTGCCCTTCTTTCGCTAATGCACCGGCGTAATCAGGAATACCATCGTTATAAATACTACCAGACAACCTTACTTGGTAATGGTTTCTAAGCCAGTTTTTAGGCATGTCATCGATTTCAACAAACACCCCTGTTTTCTTATCACGCGGAATTTCGCCGAATTGATGCCACATTCCGTTAGGAGCAGAAGCGCTTCCAAATGTTGGCAACGTCTTAGTAGATGTTCGATAATTTAATAAAACATTACCTTTCGTTCGATCAATAGAAGAACTAACCGGCATCTGCTGATACTTGTCGCTAAAGTTGAGCATTGGGGTTTCAAATTTTGTACTAATGATCCATCGCTTACCAACAACTTCATTGGTTTGTTCGGCTGCAACATCACTTTTTAGACCATTTGCGTTGTTTGCCGAATTTGCCGAAGTGCCGGTAGTTTCTTTAAACACCCTTTCAACACCAAATAAGTTGAGGCTCGCACTAAGTTGCATTGAATTGCCATTAATGCTGGATCCAGCGTACGGGGCTGTACTCACTACTTCTCCCTGACCTTTATATTTTGGATCATGGATAAGACTTGTGTATTCTTGATTTGCTATATATCCATATTTAGGACGGTAACTTGTGTTGCTCCCGATTGAACCAGAGGCGCCGACTTGAGATGAAATATGATTAGCAGAATAGGTAATACCATAGCCTTTTAATTTCGGTCCAGGATCCACTCTCCAATAGTTAACCGTTGTCTCAGCCAAGATTCTTTCAAGATCGTAAGCGACGTCGCCTTTAGGTCGGAATATTAAATCTGCCCACGATTCACCGTGATAGTATGGCGGAGTGAAGGACCAGTTATATCCTTTAACAGAGTCCATAATCTGATATGTGTCTCCAGAACCAGATCTGTGTGCACTGCTAGTGTATGCTGAGATTGGGGTAAGACCCTGTGACGTAGTCGGAAAATAGCTGTGACTAGATGTTACGTTTCCAGCATGACCAGCGACCGGCGGACCAAACGCGGTCGGCGCAAACATTGGATCCTGCGGCAACTCGAAATAAGAGCCTTGGTCATACATAATTGCAGCAGTGTCAGTGGGACCGGTAGATAGTCTAGGTAACAGCGCTGTTCCACCGCCTTGAGTGTATGACTCAGGCATGAAGGAACCACTTTCGAAACTATAATCTCTTGAGCCGGTCACCGAACGACGCATTTTTACTCTAGCCATGAAAACAGAACCGGTTTCAAATCGGTAGTCGTCTTTGTACACAGTTTCTGATTTTAACGAGGTAAACTCCGAGTTCTTTAAGTAAAAATCAGCCACCCCTCCAAAGAAGTTTTTAGCCATCAAGGTATAAGTTGGATCCGAACTTGCTTCATAGGATGCCACTGCGTTTATAGTAGCCGAAGGGTGAGCTTCACAGTCAGCAAACTGTGTATTGGCCATCATATTGGGTTCGATAATTGCTTCAAATGGGACTCTTTGATCCCAAAACGATCCATACCCACGATCAAGTCTGTTTGCCGGCACTACGCCTTTTTCTAAACTTCCAGATGAACTGGCAGTCATAAATTCTTCAGTTCTTGTATTGATCATATAATCTGACATAATCGGCACGTGCGGACCACAGTTTGTGGTTGTGGCTGCATAGTCGCCTGTTGATGCAGTGTATGATGTATTTATATAATGGCTCCCAACCAGCATTTTATATCTGTTGTATAAAATAGGATAGTCTACAGCTATTCCGGACTTAATTGTGTTATATAAGATACCGGGAGCAAAGTATGTTTGCATTACTGGTCTAAATCCGCCGGGTACTACATTAAATACATTTTTTCCAGCATAAGCGTTGGAGCCGGCAGCTGCAGCAATTTTAACTTTAGTTCTTGCGTGGTTTTCGTAAGAGTTTTTAAATTCGGACACCAAATCCATTGTTCTTTGAGAGGGGAAGAATCCCTTGTATGGATGGAATTTTATAGATGCGGAGCACACTAATCTTATTTCTGCCGGATTAAGTCCAGAATTGCTTCCTACTTCTGCAAAATATTTCAGGAAATCTGAGTTCGAGTAATCGATGTAGAAGCCTTGCTGCGAACTATTAATTGAAGATCCTGGGATATCAAAATAATCTTGTTTGCCTTCAGAAAATGGACTGCCGTAACTCAAGTAGTCCGGTAAGTTCCTACTGATCCTGTACTCTGGTACTATTGATCTGCCTCTAGATTGCAACCTAATTGATTCAACAAACTTAGCATATGAGTCGTACGCCGGCGCTGTGGGGGTAAACTTGCCGCGGTACCGAGTCCGTCCCTGATCCTTATAGTTGGGTAGAACATCTGAAATTATCACCGCATTCTTATTGGCTTCCCACAGAGCCTCTCCTGCAAATATCTCGGAGGCGGAGGAGATAAGCCATGGCGTGGCTGCTGGACCTGCAGCCCGACTAAATCCCAATCTAGCAGTTTGCGAGTTTGGCGCAACGCCATTACGTCCGGCTAATGTATTGGTTATTGAGTTTGGATTAATGACCGATAACGGTGAACTAAGTAGATGCTTTCTTGCGTACAAAGGTGATGCTACAGCATTATAAGCTCGATATACATCTCTTGCAAAAAAAGTACCCTGACCGGTGGGGGCGCCAGGATATTTATTAGATTCGATAAAGAATGATTGCCAGTCATTTTGAAGTTCGCCGGCGGAACCGGTCCCGAGCCAATCGTAATTACGTTGAGGCGCTTCACCCCATCGAGCTATGATTTGTGCAGTATTTTTATTTTCAGCCGAGGGTCCTCTTCTGGTTAAGAAGTGTGTTGGTGCGTCCAAAGCCCAGGCACTCGCAGAAACTTTATATCCAAGTGCACTTGTCCGGACGTAAGCACCAGTGACTTGAGTGAAGTAAGTGCCAGTATAAAGGTCAGCACCCAATATGTTTCTTTGTTCTCGGTTGCTGTGCCAGTAATCATTTGAATAGTTGAGTCGCTGTGTAGAATGGCTAACAAACTCATTTCTTGATGCGGGGTAAGAAGCTTCAGAATATTTAATATAGTTAATATTCGTGATTGAAGGTGCTTGATACGATGCTATAACAACAGCTTGCAACGGCGTTACTCTTTCGTTAGCAGTGACACTTATTAATCTATTGTCTAACTCTGTTGTAGCAAAATATTGAGGCTGGTGAGTAGTTTTTAACTTGTGTCGTTGACCGGTAACATCTTGAATACCTATTTCTTGTATTTTCTGTCGGAAAGATACTGGTTGCATGTTATAGGTTCTTGGCGCCTGATCAATCATGATCTGCAGTTTGTTTTCTTTTCTCTGCTCTCTGATAATCGGATGTTGTGCTTGTCGCGTTTGTTTCCAGGAGGGGAAACCGTACTGGTTGCCACGCTTAAACATAAGATTGTTGAAAGCATTAGGAGAACGTGAAAGTGGGACAACTTTTACGAGTGCATCAGCATTGTTGATATAATCAATGATATGAGTTGTCCCTTGTCCCAAAGTGTTAGTAGAGGAGGTAAGCGGCTCATAAATATTTAAGTTTAAATCGCTAACTTGTTGCAAGTAGCCGGCGCCGTTGGAAGCTCGATACCCAAATCTGCGCGCTGCCATGGTTGGGTCATAACTGCCGATCTCACTGGCACTGACAAAGTTGTATGCATCGATATACCCAGCTGAGCTTGAAATCTTAAAGTCTGTGGGGACAAAACCAACATGTCCGTTAGTGGAGACTAAGGATGCGGTAATCCAGGCATATTGTCTTGAAGAACGTGGAATTTGATGTTTAACAAAGAAGTTATCATACAATGAACTAGATTTGAACGTGCGCTGGGTTTCGTATCTAGATATTGGAGGAGTACAGCCAGCCAATGGTGCTGGAATTTCATTCCTGTATGCATTTGACATAGTTAATGTGTTGAAATTTGTATTAACAGCCGACATCGGAAACAAGTTCCTAGAGTTTTCTGGCTTCCAGTCCCAAACTACATTCGATCCACTAACAAATACGCCAGTGTTTGAAGTGTTGAGTTTATCATCCCTCTCTGCACCACCCATTTTATACCAAGCGTACAGTGTAGCGCTTGAACTAACGTATGGAGCCGAGGAAGTAACATCACAGGGAGTTCCGCCATTATATAAAGCAGCAACGTCTGTAGCCCTTAAAGAGCCAACCCACAGAGTAACTTGATCCATCGAGCCAGTAAATATACTGCTACCGCCTCCGGTACCGGTGCCGTCTGATTGCCCACCTATAACCAGTGCTGTTTGTCCGTCTCTTTTTACCTTTGAGCGAACTTGATATGTACCGACAACCCTTTTTGCGTCGAATCGGTTATTTGGAGATGTGCCTGTTATAACATTCAATGCGGCGCCGTCGATGTACATAGCGACATCCGTGCCAATGTATCCGGCGCCATTGGTGCTTGATGTTGGACAAACGACTGCAAGATGATGCCAGTTTCCATCGTCGAGAACACTAGACGTTATATAATACTGTGCGAGTGCCGCGGTGCCGCCATGAGGATCCGTTGCTCTTGTTCGTGCAAAAAGTTCCAATCGATGAGCATTAGAAACATAATTTTTCTTTATTTCAAAAAACGGATCGCCGCCGGCGCCTGATTTTCCGAGATTGTATAGGTGCCCTTGATTAAAGGCGGGACTAAATCTAATCCACGCTGCGTAGCTGAACCCGCTGGCTCTTGAAGACGTTAAAAAAGTGCTTGCCGAGGCTGAGTCTGCATTAATTAATTGCATGCCGCGGCTGGCGTCTGTGCCCCAGTAAAGAGATTTGTCATTAATCAGGCGTGGTCCGGTTCGAACCCCGACTACAGTTTCGGTAAGCACCTTATCTCTTTGTAAATTATTGCGGTGTACTTTGTGCATTCCGGGTAATTCTGCGTATGATGCCCCGGGATTTAATGCAAGATTCGAGTCGCGACCGAACCGAGCTGTATGGCGTGCGAGGTGTGAACGGAGCCCAAAGTCTAGATTGTGTATATCGTTGACTCTGATTCCGTATGTTTCAGAGATAGTTCCGCTCGGACCTTGAGATGGCTTGAGAACTGAAAGATTCTTATAGTTCAAAGCGTTATAAACCGAGAACTCATCTGCTCTAAAGTCGGTGTATCCGGGTGTCATTACCTCAATGCCACCAGGGGCCGAGAATTTTGTTTTAATGACAGATTTGTTAGCTGTGCCGGTTAAGTATCCAACGTTGTATTCATTAACAAAGTTGAAATGTTCTCGGTCAACTGTATCATAATCTCTTGTTGGTTTTGTGTCTAAGAACGTACGTACTGATGTTGAGCTTGTTGCAGCGCCTTGAAATACGTTAGTCGGAAGCACTGGTAGATTTTCAATAAACTGCCTTGGGTTGGAGTGGGCTCCAAACGTGCTAACAATTTCGTATGTGTTTGTATAGTTACCGAGTTTTGTCGAACCCGTAATCCTAATATTCTTAAAGTTAAAAGGTCTTTTTGCAACCATATCGCGATAGTGTGTTGCTCTCGGATAATCAGCGTGAGGGTATGGCTGGTTTGCGCCTGGAGGCGCGACATAATCTGGTGACATCGGATAGTCTGCACCGACCATACCGATGGCTCCGGAAACACTGGCTGCACAGGCACCCAGCAAAATTCTCCACGCTTCAGGGCGATTGTTATTATTATCTGTACCTGTATTTAAGGGAGTATGCCTGTGTTGATTTCCTCCGACATTGTGTTCCGTAAAAATTCCTTGTAATGGCTTTTCTTGATCCTCGCCATATACATCGTTGTGTAAGTTCGTGATTTCTATATTAAGCCCAAGACCAGCTTGGACATCAGACTGATATCCACTGTTTAAAGAGGAGCTAATTATATTAAACGGAAACGCTTTACTCGATTTAACATGGTAATAACCGTCTTTGTCGTCATGGTGTCGACCGTAATCAACAGGAACTACTCTTTTAATTTTCTTAGCAGGAGTCTTGCTGGGATCTTTAAAATCAGTGATCGCTAGGAAATCGTCGTTAAAAGACAGCAGTATGTTTTGAGGAACAAAGACTCCGCCTTTTTGATTAACTGGTCCGCCGGGATATAACGCTGCTTTTGAGAATTCAATATTTTTATCTATAGAAAAGTTTGTACCACCTTTATAAGTTCTTGCGTTAGGTATATCAGATGAAAAAATATTCGTTTGTTGGAAATTCTTGTTTGCAAATTTCTTTGGTGTGTATTTGGTAGAAGCGTTGCTGACAATTATGTTATCTCTGCTGGAAGACAATACTGGTCTTGAGTTGATAACCTCTCTGAATTTCTCTCTCTGGTTATCGATATTTGCATCGCCCGAACTAATTTCGACTGAACTACGTTCAGCGCGCATTTTCCAATAATCAACTTGTTTAGTGGTCTTACGTGGAGAAGTTGGTAGCGTTGTAAACCCAGTTTCATATGGATAATTCTTTTCGCCAACACCATACATGGCTGCTTCTGGATCGGGCTGCTTCGCTTCCAAAGTAGGGAATGGTGTTCTGTATTTGTTTCTTTCTAAGACATGACTCTCAACCAAGTTAGTGATGCCATCTACAAAATTAGCGGAAGCGGGCACTAATTGAGAAAATATTTCAGTTATTGCAGTATCAAACCACTTGTAATAATTGATGAATTTTTCAATATCCTTTGTGTCTTTTACGCGACGGAAAAAAGCTTCACGCAATTTTTCTAAATCTTTGTAACGACCGCGATATCTATTAACAGGGGCGCCTATTGTGTTGTTAAAGTCTACGATTCCAGAGAAAAAGATCAACATTTCTTCAGAGATTGCGCGGTACATACTTTTCTCTGCTGTAATGACATAATTTGGAATTGTCTGTTCGAAGCCTAAAAGCTCGTCATCATCATTCAAAATACTGATCATTTCAGAAGAAACAACTTCTTCGGGATCTACAAACTTAAAAGAATTAACTCTTTCTCTGTCTATCACATTAGTCGATGAAGCATCAAAGAAATTTCCATAGCCACTGTATTGATACCCTGTTAGTTTACCAAGCCAACCATAATTTTCTCTAATAACTGAGGAGCCTGAACTAAAGTCTTGAGTTACAAAATTGCCTGCTGCGTTTGAGCTTGTGAGAGCATCGAAATTCCATTCTAATACCAAGGTATCTTTGTTTAAGTTGTCAACCATGTTGGTTGAAGTATCGAGGGCAGAAATATTTTTATAAGAACCAGAAACACCAGAGTTGTTTACATCGTATAAATGAAGCTCTAAATCTGAATTTTCAAGATGTTTGGCCCAATATTTAACATTTGAAATTTTAACATCTGAATTGGAAACTAAAGTACCTGTAAGGTTGTTTCTATAAGCACCTGCATAAAGTCTTTTATGGTTTGTTAAGAAGTTAGAACCAGTTGTTGCAGATATCGAACTACTAACTTGGAATGAATCTTTAATCGTGCCCAATACAGAGTGGACACCTCGGAATATCAAATCATAGCCCAGACTTGAACCACTAACAAAGCCGGTCAATCCCACAGACTTGGGCTTTAAGCGGACAGAAAGGTTCCATCTATTGTTATCATAGACACCCTTGAAAAGACTACTCGTTAAAGTCGGAAAAGGGTTGGCTGAGCCTGACGACTCTAGTTTGAAACGTACGTTTTTTGAATTTGAAGCGTCTCGAACAGCATAGACTTGAAAGTTTGCTAAACGACTTATCGAACCAGTGCGTGGTGTGGAAGTGTTCGTTCCTTTTTGGTGAGCCGGGTTAACCGGGTGTGCTAACTGTACAGCGCCGAATAACGATACTTGGGTGAAGGAACGGTCGACTCGATCTTTCGTATTAAAAAACTTAGGAAAGATAACATCGGCTTCTGCTGTAAACCCGTAGTTTTTTTCGTAGGCACCGCCGGTGTAGCCTTGAATCGATGAACCTGATATGAATCCTCTCGAATCTTGATTAGTTGAGGCACTTCTCTGGTAAACAACTGCACTGGTTTGGGACGCTTTATTGAAGTTTGCGGATTTATTAATCGAAACTATTTGTTTTAAGTTATTTTTAACCTCGTAGATGTTGTTATCAGAATAGATTTTTAACTGCACAAGATCGTCATCAATATTGAAACACCTAAGAACGTTTTTAAATGCGTTTTCGGTACCCTTGGCTTTATAGATGTTAGCAAGGTTGTTATATAAATTTTGATAAATTAAGTTTTTAGTATCAAATAAATTATTCTCAAATATTCTTGTGTCGTTTCTGTTTAACAACTGTTCTTGTACTGACGCATCTACAAAAATATCAGGTACGTACATACCCAAAGATTGCGGAAGATGATTGGCGAAGGGTATAGCTGATCCTGATTCGCCTACATAATTTACTTGTTTAAACTTTGGAAACTCTTTTGTCAACAAGTGGACATTATCAAAATATGAGCCCACAATATGAGAAATAACGTCAAGATTGTTGTTTTCCGTATCTTCGTGAGCTTCAAGAACCCAACTTGGTGCGTGATTTACGAATGCTGAATGGTTAGTCGAGTCGTAAAATTTACCAACATCTAATAAATCTTGTCGGACGGATATATAGTTCGGGTGATTTGATCTTATGATCGGTTCTTCATATTCTGATATAGCTGCCGAGGCTGACAAAATCGCAGAACCTGTGTTTCTAGACTGAGCAGCATATCCTGTCCATGCTCCGTTGGATATTCGTCCGGAATAATCTGATACTATACTGTCAGTCGCGGTGACACCAGTGATTCCTTCATTAAATTTAAAATAGACACCCAATGTAGTGTTTGAGATATCTGTATTAGAGCCGCCGCCAACTCTGTCGAAGTGATTTTCTGCTACTTGTGCAGCGTTTCGTTCTGCTTTCCAAAACCTAAACTCGTCAATAGAGCCGGAAAGCTTGCCGGCGCCGGGAGCGCCAGAAGTTCCGACCGGGGCGGTCTGCAAAGCTCCAATTCGTCCGATGGCAGATTTATTGTTTAGATCAGCTATCAGGGCTGTCGTTTTAGCCGGCATAGCAGTAGCACTGTAAATTGTTTTTATATCTGCTGCCGACACCGGTGTGTTCCATACAGCAACATCTGCGATATTTCCTTTGAAGGGTCCGGTGCCAGACGTGCTGTCTCCGATTAAACAATCATCTGAATCGCCGGCGCCGATGATCCCATAATAAGCACCCGTTCTCGAACTGGGAGAAGAAGCCCATGCAACTACTGCCCCATTCACGTATACTACTGGATTATTGGACGTTGAGTTAGCATCGTAAGTGACGGCTACGTGTGTCCAGGTACTTAAGGGTATGACACTATTTGCTGTTGACCAAGTATAGCTGGTTCCGGCGCCCCATTTAACATTAAAGTTTAATTTTTCATCTGCATCAGTCCAGAATCCTATGTCTGTGTCAGCAAAGTCTATAATTCTGTCTCTAGTTGTTGTGCCCGATGTACCATCTGTCTTGTAAATCCAAGCAGCAAATGACATTTGTTGTGTCGAACCTTCTGCGTTCCCAATCAATGAATCCCATAAACTGTCAGTGCCAATTTCAATATGATCATTAGAACCATCGAAAGTTGCACTACCAGAAGGTGAAATATAAAGATGTGGTCTCAAGCTTGTGCTAACTGTTGGAAGGTCTGCTCCGTCGCAGATACCATTTCGATTTTTACCGCTGCTATCAGGCCACTGGAGTCCCACGACATCGTTGAGGCGCCACCAACCTTGCAAACTTTCTTCCGAGCTATATGAGGAAGTAACGGTAGATGAGTTGTATGAGCGGAACGCGGCGGACAAATCATATGCTCGCCTGGATTCATCGTCTAATTTTCCATTAACGTATAATTTTGTCTTAAAAAGAGAGCCACTGTTGACCATGGAGATAGCGTAGTGTTTCCAATCTGACATTTCGTAATGCAGTTTACTACTTCCAAGACTAATAAAGTTTCTTGTTGTTGTAGTGCCAGACATCACAGTGACAACAAAAGGCTTTTGTGCGGCGCCGTTTCTACTAGTTGAGCTGGTTAATTCTACTAGAATGCGACCGTAGCTATTACTAGATGCCGCTTCTTGGTTCCACCAATCAAAAAGAACTTGTTTCTCTGTCAGTGATGTGCTGATTGAGCCAGTGTTTAACCAAAATTCAACTGTTACTCCAGTATCAAAGTCTGCGTGTAAGTTAGACTGCCTGGTACCTTTGCCATAGTCTGTGGGTAACCCAGCAGTCTCATAGATACTCTCATCATAGATGTTGCTACGATCTATCTTAGAGGAGTGTTCGTCTGGGGATTGATCTTTTAAGGAGGTGCCTTGTGAGCCAGTATGGGGACCACCCTTGAAAGTTATGTATTCCAATTTACTTGGTAAGCCATATCCGTCAGCCGTTGAAGTCTGTGTTCCCCAACCCACTTCTCCAACTGAATTTGGATTTGCTGATATTACAGCGTAACCAGTAGATCTGGGGTATTTCTTATTAAAGATATACTTTTCTACTGGCAGCAGCTTATTGTAGAATGCGTTTTGTTCTGCTAATGAACCATCATAAGGATAAAAATCTGAGACATGGTCGAACCCAGACTTGTAATAAAGATAGGCTGATCCGTAGAATACAAATTTTTCTGGATTTGAGTAGTCAATATCTGGAACAAAAGTTCGTTGTTCTTCTATTATATTAATTGCATTATCTGACGACTCAACTGACGCATATGCACCTTTCTCGGTTTCATAATCGCTATATTGTGTTGTCTTGTTTGATGCGTCAAAAAGTTTTTTAATGCTCATTTTAGCTCTCTTTCACCCTAAATTTAAAAGCCTTATCTTGTTCGACCCATGAATTAAGTCTATCATCATAAAACACAAATTTAAAGGCGTAAGAGTAACCTTTTTCAAGAAGGCTCATATCAAAATCAAAATAATTGCCAGAAACATTGTACGACAGCGCTGTGTGTAAATCACTTCCGGTTCCATAAGGAACAACCATTTGGTCATCAATTATGCGCATCACCCCATATGAAGCGCTGCGGATGCCGACAGATTCTATATCATTGTTCGCCACATTATAGATTGTAGGGCTCCAATTTTTCTCTCGGACATAAAGGTTAAGTCTTACTTTTTCCTTGTCAGAATACCCATTCTTGAGGTTTGAGATGTTAAGATAGTAGGTTGGCTCATTTGATGTAACACCGCCGGCAGTGTTGAAGTTTTCTGGCGTTAACGTGCCAGTAAAATATTGTTTGGCTGATGCGGACGCATTAACAACAGTGTTAGAACCACTAAACCATACATCATAAAGTGTATCAAGATTTTCTGACGAGGTAAAGCACACTGAGCATGAGTAAATACCGGTTGAAACCCAGCCTCCCGTAACAACTGTTTTCGCGGTACTGGTATTATTTAAGAATATTGCTGATCCCGAAGGTCCAGTATTATCGATTGAGCCCGAGAACAAGCTAACACACACATCTCCACCAGAAGGAATTCCAGGAAGGTTTACAAGTCTTCCTCGAACAATATTATAAAAATAAATCTTGTTTAAGTTATCTGCTGCGGGTGCGCGAGAACTGCTGAAATAAACATTTGCCCTATCATCTTTAATAGAGGAATCCCAGCGGGCTTCAATCATCGGCCTCTTAAAGAAATATTGTGTGCCTCTTCCAAAAAATCTTTTGGTGTAATAAGAATCTTTGGCTCCAAGAGAATTCGTTACAACTGAAGTATCTGTTCTTCCGTATGTCTCTGATGCGGAAGCTTCGTAAGACGCACTCAAGCGGATGCCTACACCATAGTTTGTCTGATCTCCAGCCAACCATCGCTCAACAAGTGGTGTTATGTTAACATCGATGTCTTCTAATCCACCGGATAAATGCGTGGTATATAAATAATCTGAGTGTTCCCTATAGGTTCCTCCACGATCGAACCAGCTAGCGCCCTTCTTTCTCTGTATCCAGTTTGAGCCTATCTGTCCGCTGGTATCATCGGCATAGTTTTCTAAATCTAGTCCAATACCTTCTTCCCAGTCTTGACTTATAGCGGCAATATTTAATTTATATTCGATTGGTACCGTTTTAGAGTGAGGTGCATTAAACATTTTTAGATAAAAACTTACACTGCCGCTCGCCGGAATTGTGCCGGCAGTGCGATCAGCGGCAATACCAGTTGTTGGAAACTTGATAATTGCTCTCGATAATTCTTGCGACGCTGACGTTATACGACCGTAAATTGAAAATACTTCTAACACGTCCGCCATACCAGCGTTTGAGCCAGTCGCTCGTTTATTGAGCGCAGGTTTATAAGCACTAACAATTGTATTATCAGCTGATGCTGTGTACCTAAAGAGACCCATTATCTAATCTTACCTCTAATATCTACTTCTGGAAATTTTAATTCAAAAATTGCGTTAGCTGGACATAGCAACTGGCTACCATCTGGAGACATATTTTTGTTTATTACAAACGTTGTAGCCGAATACTGACCACCAGTTTTATTATTTATTTTTACACTCACAACATCTAACACTGCGTCCAAGTCTTTTAGAGCAGTATAGATGCTACTAACATACATTGGCTCGCCAATAAAAAACCCTTCTGAAAATATACTTTTGATTTTCGCCACTGCCATGGCTTGGATATCTGAGCGCGCATGTCCGGGCTTAAGCTTTAATACAAAATCAACTCCTAAATTAATTATATAAGGATCTAAAATGTCGATTGTGTCATTAACCATTCGATAATTGTTTAACCAAGTCTGCAGGTTTTTCTTAATTGTGTTATTGGTAGTGGTCAGTTTACGAAAACTGTCCTCAGATACAACATACATATTTAAGTTTCTTTTCATAGAGTCTTGGTCTTTGACCACAAGACATCTTTTAATTGAACCATACTTTCCTGGCATTCTGTATGCTATGTTTTCATAATCTGCCTGCGTAACCGCTCGATTTTGAGTTGGAAACGTATCGTATATTCTTCTTTTAATTTCAGACGTTGATGGGCTTGTTACATCACCTGTTATTGGCTTACTGTTTGAAACTTCCAAGCTATTTGTTAATGTATTTATTTCGTTGTTACTTAATACTGTTCTATCTTCAAATTCTAATATAGGAGAGGCAACTACGTTTACAGCATTGGATGCAACGTTAGAGTTCGTATTATTTGTAGTCCGGTAAACAATGAACAGAGAAGTATTAGATGGTACGATCCCATAGCTAATATTTTGTGATAGCCTAGTTGGATCAAAAGAAGTGTTAGTGACGTAATCTTTACCAAAAACGTCTATTGCAACTGACTGCGGTGATGCCACTACGTCTGTTTGGTTCGCATCACCGGATCCAAATTGTAAAAAATATCCATCTCTACTAAATTCTGACACAAACTTTCGTGATACCAGCATTGGCTTCAATACAGACGGCACATTGTCATTTTTAAAATTTTCATTGGGTAGCTCTTTATAAACCATATCTTGAGCCAGATAGTCAACTTCGTAATATTGATTACCTTCTGCATCGAAAACTGAAATAATTTCTACAATGTTTCGATTAGTCAGCTTCACTTTCTTAAATCGTTCAAAAGCTCCGACCTTAACTGTTTGCTGCCCTAACTTTCCAGAAACTACGCGGCCGGTTGCACGTATAGCGTAATAAGTGGGGGCGCCGGTGGTATTATCAACTTGAGCCACAATAACTGGGTTTGAGGGGTCATTAAAATCTGTATTTTCTATTAACATAAAAGACAAGCCATTCCTAGAGGTAAATCTTGTTCCTCTTTTTAAAATTGGAATGTATCGTGTGTCCGGTCCTAAACCGCTCGAAGCTGCGGGTATTTGAACATAAAGGTTAACTTCTCCAAAAGTAGAAGAGCGCCCAGGGGCTTTGTACCCTAATGCTCTTCCGTGGCGGACCACATTACTATATTGAAACGAGGTATCTAAAAAAGATTCATTGATATTGTAATCTAAATAGAAATTAAGCTGATCGCCGACGTAGGCAACCGCATCTAACATCATGGCTCCAAACGAAGCCTCACTAAAGTCTTGGAAGGTATCGGGGTAGAATCGCTCTGCCATTTCCAAGAGATCTTGGCGAATTTCTGTAAATTCTCTATTAGTGTAGTTTATTGGTATGAATTTTTTTTGGTCTTCTGCCATTTTATTTCCTCACATTAAATAGTAAGTTCAAGTAAATCTTTTATACCCATATCAGGGATCGAATAGGTTATTCTGATAGATATGGTATTTGGAGCTTGAGCCGGTTCGGCAAAGTCGATGGCACCAACAATGATGGCTGGCATATATCTTCTAACTTGCTGGTTGATTTTTGCTATAATTGCTGATCGGTAATCCGTTGATTTGTTGGTAAACAAAAATGTTTTGATTCCAACTCCGAATCCGGGCTCCATAACCCTCTCTCCCGGATTGGTAAGTATCAACATAATAAAATTTTGACGCAGCGTCTCCTTGACGGTATAATTCATAGCGAATCCGTCGGAAGAGTCTCTGTTAATTGGTAGTGATACGCCAAGTGCCATAGTTATAACCTGTTATAATTATCTCGTTAATTTAATTTTCTGGTTTTTTACACAAATCTCCATTAGCATTAAATGGATTATCGCGTAATTTGCTTCTTCTAAACCAGGGTAATATTCGGGCGCCCTTCGTGGGCTGTAGTGAAGCTTTTAGATTTTTAACGACCAGTGCAGCGTAATCTGTTGACTCGCCGTCGTCAGGCTCAAAATTAAACTTCCTGTTATAATAGTGGCTCTTAAATAGTTTTTTAATTCTACTTTTTGAGCTTTTAAGTAATGTTTGATCCCAATCATCCCAATCTAAATTAAATGGTGTAAAAACCTGCCTGTCGCTATACGATGCCCAAAGTGCATTGGATTCCGAATAATCGGCATCCCAATTCTCGGGTGCTCTTGGGAATGTAACTTTTATTCCGGGCTTAGATTCGAAAGTAGGTTTGGTCGAGTCGAGCATTCCGAGGAGAGTTGGGAAAGATTCGGCGTCTGCAACGGTCTGTTCTCCAATAGATGGCAGAAAACCCAGATCGTTATAAATTGCCAAAATCGATGGCACTTTTTTGGCAGAATACACTCCATTTAATACATATTGCATTTCTGGAACTTCTCTAAGCTGGTTAATCATGCAAAGTAATAGTTTGCTATTAGCTTCAATCGGAGCCGCGGCACCAACTGATAGATCTAGCATATCCATTTCTGTTGTTACTAAAGTATATTTTTTGCCTGAAACTACTGCAGAGAACATCAATCCATATCTAGCTCCTAACTGCCCCGTGGTTCCTATGGGCGGCAGCGTTGTGTTCTGTTCGCCGTCTTGCCCAATTGGGTATACTAATTGCATATCTCCCGGATAAACTTCTGAAATATTAAGCGATAACTCATTACTTTTAATCCTTAATATAGCATCGCTCGGGTTCATTTTTATTCCGTTAAGAGAGATATACTTCTCGATTACAAACGGGTGTGATTCTACAGTTGTGTAGCTCACCCCTGACGCATATTCATTTATATCCCCAATAGGTACGACTAACTTGTTTGCGAAAGGAGTTAAGATATCATGTTGATCTTCAACGTGAAACTCTCCAGCCATATATATCACATTTCCATCTTGATCTGTATGATTGTGGTAATAACCAACATATTCGCCACCTTCTGGCATTGAAAGCTCTCCGCCGGCTGTATAATGTTCCTCGCCTTCGGTGGGAAGACCAATTGGCTCTTCAACTATTTTCTTATCTAGATCCAACGTTTCGCCACCTTGGGTCATGTTTGACAAGATATAATAAAATATGTCATTAATTTTTGGTTCTACGCCGGCGTGTGCCATGTTTGTTAGGAATTTGTCACTAAGGAATTTCAATTCTTCTAATACAAATTCTTTTAAAACAATTTTCGCGTCTTCTTCAGTTGCTTGAACTGCTTCGAAATTCTTTTCGTCCCTGTATGTCCTCAGACCTCTTGTTTTAAGCGGCCAACGGTATGGTGCTTGTGTTTCATCTAAAACATTTGCAATTTTGACGTCGTTTCTTTTATCAGTGATTCTTGGATATTTATAATTTTCTTGAGCGTCATTAATTCTAAATAAAGCTTGTAAGACTGCTTCCGGTGGATCTACAATTGTACCAGCGTCGACCAATCTGCCATAAGTTTGTACTGCCTGCTCTAGAAAAGCATACCAAAATTCGTCATCTTTAAAGGTGTTGAAGAATTCCCAGCCGGCGCCTTGAGCATCTCTAAAAGACCTCTCCATATTCTCAACTATATATTGTGGATATATTGTACTAAACACATTCTCAAAATCTGGTTTGAATATTGAAAATGTTGCGTATGTCTTCAAGTAATGCACACTAGCATAAATTCTACACGCGGATTTTATCAACCCTTGGATTCCTGCTTTGCCAGCGCGGGTTAATATTCTGTTGTATGGTACCTCTGTTACACAATCTGGATCTGATTGCAGTCTTTGATCTTCTGGAATTTCATTATACGTATCTGATATTTCTTTTGAGATAGAGCCAAAATCTACCAAGTCTGTATTGTGCGGCTTACACGGAGTAAACTCGGGGAACATTATGTTGACCATTCCCAGATATCCTTCGTGTTGTAAAGGTTTTATGTAGACTCCGGGGTTTGTATAAGACCCACCATAAGTGGTCGGATCAAGGTAGTAAACGCGGGCGTCATCTCCTCTTTCTAGTTGGTCCCTACTAACACCCATAATCATATCAGAATTTCTTATGGATCTTATCTCATTATCGTCGTCAAGAATGATCGCCTCTTCATATGGGGTGCCTGCTGCCGAGAGAGTTTGATCTTTTGCTACAACATATTCAGCATCTTCCTCAACCAGCGTGTCGTATTTTGCTCCATACATAAAAGCAAAATCATTCATTGCTATTTCTGTTTTAAACCTTTCAAATAGCTGGGTAACTACTTTACTGATATGTTCGTTTATAACTTGCTTAGACGGGATCACATCTAACACAGCGTTGTTGTTGATGAGATCGTAAAGAAGAGCGACTGAAGGATTGTTTTCTGATTTTGATGAATAACATTCTGCAAATGTCGGATATTGTAGGGGATCTATTTCTCCAAAAGTATTGTCAATTGCGACAAACTCATAAAGCCTCTCATACATGAGAGGATCTCCATCAGAACTTGCTTTGTCTGATTTGTAATCTTTCCACTCGTCCGGACTCATCATAGCTCTTAGATCTGCACGATACATTGCTTTTAAATTAAATATGTTATTAATATTTATTCTTGTTGTGTCAAGTGGTTCAAACGCAGTTCCTAGGTTCGATATTACTCCACCGGTTTCCATTAAATCTCCAAAATATGCGTCTATATCAAAACCGTATGCGAAACTCGTTCCCTCAAGGCTGCGGCGACCCTTGTTATTATCTCTAAATTTAAGTTTTATATCTTCGTCTGCTTTACGACCATTGCGAACAATTCTCATAGTCTCAGTGCCCAAGTTTGTTCTAAGTGACACGTTAAAGCCCATATCGGGAATTGATATTCTGTCTATATCCACTCCTCCGAATAAGCCAGTAAAACCCAAATCGCTAAAACTCTTAGTAATTGAGGTTGAGGGTTTCCATGTATTATTCAATTCAACTGTCGTATCAACTGACAGGATCTCTTGTTGCAAATATGCTGCAACTTTTTCTGGAAAATTACCTTTTTGTAGCTCGGTTGAAGCGGGGTCAGAGAAAAAGAACAGAAATTGCGAGGAGTCAGGCGCCTCTCCGTCGGTGACAAAATCGACATATCTTGGGTTTGTGGCGCTTTTTCTCCAGTGAGCCGTTAATGGTTGACCCATTGTATCAGACAACACCATGTTGAGCAGTCCCCATTCGCCAAATCCAAATGCACCACCATTGCCTATTATGTCTTCTGCATAATCTTTCTTAAGAGATTTTAAGCTACCAGCAAGACTTGTTGATGCTGCAGCTTGTTGTTGTGGTGATTCAAATGGAACCAAACCATCGTCACAACCGGGTTGCGATACCATCGGCGGCATGCCAATTGCCTCCGGATCAACAAACCCTTGCTGCATTACAGTAGCGAGACTTTCTAAATCATCTTGTAAGTCATCCTGCAAGTTGTTAAACATGGTGTCACACTGTTCCGGAGTTGCTCTACCCTCAAGCAAAGCGCAGCGCATTTCTTTAAATTTATCTAACTGATCAGGGGTTGCACATAACGTTGGGTTTGCCGGTAAATCATCATCTTCTGGCAAATCTGCCATAAAGTCTCTCATTCCTTGTTTCACATCTTCTGGCATCAATGTTCCGCAATTGGCCATAAAGTCGCCAATCGATGCTTGAGTTGGAAATGCTTCTGAAAACTGCGGGTATTCATATTGAACCAAATTATAAGCTGCCGCTCCCATCTCTGCAGACATATCACCCAGAAAAGCATTCATCATCTCGCTGCGAGTAACTGCAGAAGACAAGTCGCCAGCAAACGATACTACAGCATCCTTATCCGCTAGCGCGGCACCACCGACGCCAAGTTTTTCGAACATATCGGCGATTGTGTCGTCTATTTGACTGTCACTAGCAGAGTCTTCTCCACAAATTGCATCTTTGACAACGTCTCTAAATGTCGTGCTACCGTCTAATAATCCAGCTATGGAACCGACGAGCGATCCCAATGCTTCAAGCGCTTTACATATCGCAGAACCCAGTAGCTCACAAATTTTGATCATTATCTTAACGATAATCATAATAAGTATTTTTTGTAACACAATCTTTAAAAGTTGGAATATGATCCAAGGGAGGTCAGATAGCTTAGGGATCCATCCAAATGGATTAAAAAGCTTTGGCATCTTCATATCACGAAGAGAGCGACACCATGGTAAATCAATATCTTTAATAAAGTCTAAAAGGTTTGGCTGCAAAATCGGCGGTCTTGGGCAATCGAGCATCATGATCATCTTAGCAACCATTTGTGCGCCTGGATATTTATTGAGCATATCAGTTACTGACAATAAATCGTCAGCATATACTTCAATGAGAGCCTTAATATATGCTTCTATTATAACGTTATCGCTTAATTCATTTTCAGCATTACTTTGCACATCGAATTGTTGCGCCAATGTTCTTCTTGTTAGTTCTGAAGATCCTGTTGCTGAATCGTATCCAGGTGCTTTGGAAAAAGCGGGGCGTTTACTCTTGTTTAATGTCGTTGGATCACCTTCTGGGGACCCTGAAGTGTTTGCCGGGGTTCTCTTCCAAGGTGGAGTATACTTTAATTTTCCAGATGTTACATCTGAGGCTACTGCCATTCCGCCCTCAAGGGCGGCACCAGATGCATTTTTCAGGATGTCTTGTTCCGCGAGCTTTTTGTTTACTAATTTCTCCATTTCTGCTTGTCTTTCGGGAGGTAGACCAATAAAGAAGTCTCCAAGATTTTCTATAGACATACCTCGGAGAGCCGCAGCAATAATACTAGATAAAGAGGCTTCAAGACTAAGTCCAGAAAGAAGACATCCTATCGCTTCCATTACCAAATCGAACAAGCCGCAGATTTTTAGTCTGTCTAATCCATCAGCAAACAAATTATCTAAAATAGTATCGGCGCCGGGGATGGATATCCCACTAAATCCTGATAGAAAGTTTGCGCAAATCATCACGAAGATTTGTTCGTCGTCGTTCATCTGTTGGAACGCTTGTTCTGTAGCCATCTCCATTAGCTTTTTTGGTCGACCGAGCATTCCAGTTTCCGGATCAAAGTCGTTTGGGTCTATTACGACCCCCATTTTTATATTCTTCTTCTGGAACGAGTCAAAGGTCTTCGAACAGACGTCTTTGTTGAATTGGTAAGCCAATGCATCACCAATGCTGAAAAACTCATCTAATATTTCTTGTCCTAGGTTGAGCCCTTCGGTAGCTATCTTGTCTTGTATACAACTTGCTATAGTATCTGTTGTCTGCTCTTCGGGCCACTTTAGTGTACTATATACTTTAGGATAAGTAAACTCAGTAACCACATCAAGCCATTGGGGAGCTTCTCTTGCTTGCAGTTTTTGATCTATCCTGTTCATATTCGCAAAATACGCAACTGCAGTACGGTCCTTCCACGCTTGAGTAGAGATAAGAGGCTTTAACCTTTTCTTCTTGTAAACATAAGGCTTTCCACCACAACCAAGAGTCCAGACTCTTAGTCTTTTTAGTTCGTATTTCGCAGAAAACTTAAACTCTATCTTGGTAATTCTATCCATCCCAAAAGCTATTTTGCCCACACCAAATATATTAAGACCTTTATCGTTTAAAAATCCATCTAAAGATGTAAGCAGTTGTGCAAGAGTGCTGGTTGGGAACAAACCTGCATCGCCATAACGACTGAATTGTTTAATAGAATACAATTTGTTTGATTCTTCAAACACAATTTTACCGCGTTCTATGGCAGTATACACTCTATAAAATCTTGAGTAAAGATTAAATGCCTTTCGAACCCTAATTAAGCGAGATTGCATAAGGTCGGCTTCCATCTCAACAACGATTGGATTTCCGGGCGTTTCTTCTTCGTCTTCTTCTTCGTCTTCATCCTCTGTCTCCATGGACGGAAGATTAGCTAATATATCAAATGGTACAGAATATAATAATTTAGCGTATGACAATGGACGTGGGTCAAGGTCATATGCTTGGCTCTCAATCGATTCTTCGAGAGCACTTCGTGTTTCATCGGTGTCAGCTTTATTGAACCCGATTAGAAGACCTTCAATTGCTTCGGCTTTATATTCGGAATAAATTTCTTCTATATTTACGATGTTTTGATGACTTGTTTGTACAGAAACTTGGTACGTACAGAACTTTTCATTGAACCATGGTTCAGTAGACTCTCGGGTTCTCCAGCTTGGCGTAATAAAATTTGGATTTGGTACGCATGTAGGGCATTTTTTTCCAGGAACAACATCAATGATATCATCGCACTTGTCATTTAAACCATCACCGGTTTTATCTTGAAATTGTAAAAATTTAGATTCAGCCATTTTTAATTCATTCCTTACGTAGAGAACACGTTTGTGCTAACCACGTATTTATCTCCAAAAGGTTTAGTATAATTAACATCCCACAAAGTCTTGTTAACTCTGCTGTGGTATAAACTCGGTAAAACCCAAGCTATAGTCTGAGAGGAAGCGAATGCGCATGGTGCAGCATGCCACGGAATTGGAGTAACACTAAGCGAAGCAAATGTCGTAACATTTAATAATGCTAAATTGAATACTGAAGACCACAATTCATCTACAACTTCAGACAAATCTCGAAGAGCGTCTCTCACGTGTTCACCTTTTGCCACACCTTGTAAAATTCTGTGGGTTGGTCCAAGACCTAAAAAGCCAGATTCCTGTTTTACATTTCCAGCGATCAATTCAATTGGGGGTGCGGGCTGTATTATCTTACCTCCGCGCGCGTTCTGTTCACCGTTAAAGCCATGACCTTTAAATGCGTGGGCACGACCGGTGACTATTTTTACACCTTCGCGACCAATGACTCGTACAGCATCAGCTTTAATTCCAATACCGCTACGACCTTTGATTTTTCCAGCTTGTCCGGGGTCGATGCCAAAGTTTAAGTCGATATCCGTCAGTTGGCTTATATAGATTCTTGCAGCATCACCACTAAATGAGTTATTGACTGCCATTCCATCTTTTAGTTTTGAATTGGACGCTATTCGACCCACCACTAAATCAATTGTGTTCGCCTTTTGAGCACCTTTTCCGCCATAACCAGAAGCTAAGTGTGAGGGTCTATCTGATCCAATCACGATGCCGCAGTTTTTGGAACTGTCAGTTAGTAACACATTGTTAGCAGCTGCCACAAAGTTTACTCTCGGCTCCTCAACTACAGTGTTAAACAATCCAGAATGACTGCCAACTACATTCATTGTTTGATTCTGCTCATCGAGAGTTTGAGCAGGAGGAACTACAATTGTTTGTCTCAACGCACCCAATAAAGAGTGGTCATATAATTTTGATTTTTTTGCCATTTTTACTAACCGATTTATTAAGAACCGTCAACACTCCAGTGCCACGCTTCGTCTTGATAATTTTTAATTTTAAGAGTGCCGTTTCCGCGCAGTCCGATGCTTTTAAGCCACAAGTGTGCTTCTGAGGAGAATGAAGCTCCAAGTGAGCCTCCAAAATCTATTGCAAGCCCCACATTATGTCTAGACTTTCCTGGGCGAGCAGTCGGAGGTGTGCACTTTGGACGCGTTGGACTGCTCATGACTTCATTAAAATTTCTGTGTCCACAGTTTGCCATTCTAAGATATATTTGTGTTTCAATTGAACGATATCCGCTTGAAAAGCAGATAGGATCAACTCCATTTTCTTCAACGTATGGATCCCACCATGATTGCTGCGTTGCTAATCGGTATACTTCCCGAAGTGTCGCGACCCACGTTGGGTGACCAGTAACACTAGTTTGTTTGTTATGTTTATTCCTACCAATTTGTTCTGTACGACAATTGGCTACAGGATACTGCGCGATAAGAGCTTGTTCAGCAGCAGAGGGACTTGCACCAAAAAAATCAGCCGGGAAGCCACATTGCCCGCTTGCTAGCTTAGTATAGCCCAGCTTCGAAGGGTCATCAATCAATTGTCTAGAAACTTCATCAATTAAAGGTTGAGCTTGTGCTCGGGTAATATCTGGTATCCGGGGTCCTTCGAAATCAAAAGATGCATACGCAATTGTAAGGTCACCAAGATCTTGATCCGGATCGAAATCATCAAATCTAGAAGCTAGATTGGTACACTCGGTTGCCATAGCATTTGCTACTACAGAAGACGATGATGCATCAAAAATTTCTGTAAAGATCGCATTCTGAAGGTTAAGTTTTATATCTCCTGCTTGCAACTTCACTATTACCGTGTCTCCAATAGTTGGAATGCGGCCGGAATAGCCTGCTACTGAAGTAAAGGTAGTATGCATGTTAATAATTTTAATTGCTATGCCAGGAGAGGAGTGCATTTCTAAATTGCAAGGATTGGGAATAGAAGCATGCGGCGAGATAAACCCATTACCTATAATCCTTCCTTTGAAAGATATACCACCTTCAAGGGTATTATCGTTCCATAAATCACTGGCGCCCGTAAACACAGCGTTGGCATCTGCTGCAGATTGTGGGATTGGTTTAGTTAATACAATAACAGAAAATTCTGTTTGAGTTCCATACGCATCGTAAGCCAAGGACTCTCTAAGCGAGTTAGCCTCTAATTCGGACGCGCCTTGAGCATCTGTAAAAAGATCTGGGTCTATCGCTCTTCTATTCTGTCCCATTTAGATCTCCTTGAATTAAATCAAATAGTTCATCTTTTTCTTTTTGATTCAATTCGACCGGTCCTACTGAGGTTTTTTGTTTTAAATTAATAATTTTAACCAACTGTTCATTGGACCTTTGCATAGTTTCGATATGTTTTGCAGCGACAGGGCTAAGATACTTATTTTCTTCTGAGTTGTTGGCGATCTGATTTGCAATCTCGTTCAAAAACTCTTTTGCAACTTTTCGATCACTTCGAATATTATCTAACGCTTCAGAAATCAATGTATCTATTCTGCTGTCACTCATAACATACCACCTTCCCAGTCACCTTTAAATGAATAATACTTCTTTCGAAATTTCTTTAAAGAGTTGACGATCTGTTTTGTATTAAGACCGGTTAATTCTCTCAGATATAAATAAATAGCTTTTTTGTTAAAAATTTCGATATCTTCTTTTGATTCAAAGAGCACAACTATAGCTTTATATACTTTTAAGTCGTTTTCTTTCATTTGTGTTTCATCCCAAGATGTCATTTCTTGATAGAATGATTTCCAGAATTCTTCTTCCTCTCTTATCGTAAGATATGATTCGCTAGTAGACAGATATTCTTCCTCAAATCTTTTGGAAATATTATCATAATCAATTTCTCTTTTATTTCTTTTTTGTTGCCTCTTTACCTTATGAATAAACCAATTTTTAGTAATAACCGAGAAGTACGAGAAGGCTTTTGAGCCTTTGCTTTGATCATATTTGTCTAAGATGGTCATTAGCCAAATTTTGCACTCATCTCTTAGGGAGTCACAATTTGGTAAATTTGTAAATTTATAAGTAAAAACAATCTTATCAACCATTTGGTCAAATGCTGGTTGTATAAAACTTACGTAAAGCTCTGTTCTTTCGCGAATGCATTGTGTTTGTGAATATCTCACTATTGCATCTTCATGAACTTGAGTAAAGTAATGGTTTTTTGTTCTCTTTTTTCTACGTCTCTTGATAGTTGGCTTCTTCGGCGTCGTCGTCGTCATTATCAGCGGTTTCCTCTTCTATTAGCGAATATACATATTCGAATGTTTCTAACTGTTCATCGAACGAACGAGCATGGTCGACTAAACTTTTTAAAGTTTCATCTCCATAAAAAGTATCTGTTTCATACACAGCTTGAATATGGTTTGAAAACGATGAAATCATTCTTTGTAAATCACCTAATTCTTCTGCGACCCACAAAAGTCTAACTATTGCGGTTCTTGCATATATGAAAACACCTATGTTGAATATAGCCGAGAGCATCAATATGCTCGATAATATAATTTCAAGTCGGCTCATGGGTATCTCGCTTAGCGTTCTTTTTTTCTTGTTCTAAAATCTCTCTATTTTTCTCAATGTATTCTTTTGTCGTCTCACCGATTTTTTGAATATCAGTGTTTCTGTTCTTATAGAGAGGAGTCGTTAACAGCTTTACCATTGTACCAAACTCTTGACAATTTGTGCAGAAATCTATTTTATCATTCATTGAATGAACAATAATCATGTTTACTTCACAACTAGAACACTGGTAGTTATAGCGCGGCATCACTCAACCATGTTTAGCAAATCTTCTTTTGTGATCTCACTTTCGCTAGAAACACGTACAGTAGGGGGGTTTGTAACAGTGAGTCCTTCTTCGGTGGCCACTAATTCAAATCCTTTTAGGATTGGAACAATGTCGATTTGATTTAACAAAGATTCTTGTAACGCCATCATTACGGCGCCGAGAGCCTGATTTGATAGTTTATAAGTTTCA